GGATGAATAATTCGATAGCCGTTGTGTATGGCAACGACGGTGTAAACTCTTTCATCACTTGCCCCCTTTGTATGACAACTGTGTAGCCCTCTGCATGAAGTAGTCAGACAGTTTCCCGTTTCCGCTACCGTACGCCCACAAGTCAGAAACGCCACGGGTGACGATGCCCGCTGTGATATGGCTTTCGGGTATTCCCGCATCTTTCAAGAACGCGATCACTTCGTTGATGTACTCTGTTATCGTGTTGTCTTGATAAGTGCCTTCGATTCCCAAGCCCTGTTTTACGCTTTCAAGCATTGCGTTATTCATCACCCGTGTGTCCCCCTTTATTTATTTAAAAGCCCACCTTTGCGATGGTGACTGTTCCGGTTGCAAGTGTCGCGGTGTACAGCGTTCTGCCGTCCGCTTCCACTTCTGCCCCTGCGGTTTCTGCCTTTGTGCCGTTTACGCTGAAGCCCTCATAGTCATATGCGGGTATAAAGTATACAACAGCAGAAGTCACGGCTTCGCCGAAGTTAAGTGACTTCACAGGTTCGTCTGCAAGCAGATTTCCGCTACCGGAAGCAAGATCGAATACAGCAGGGTCAACAGCCGATACAGCATCGACAGTTGTTCCCGCTAACTTCATGATGACGCCTATCAATGACAGATAGTCGACAACTTCAATGGGTACTACTCTATTAGTGTTTATCATTGTTATTTTTCCTCACTTTCTTTTTTATTTACGCTTCGGTTTCAAGAACCAGTCCGCTTATGTCGAACGTCTGCGTCTTTTCGATGCCGTCTTTTATCGTGACGACTTTTATGACCTGCTGAACGCCGCCGACTTCGCCGGATACCTTGAAGACACAATCCATATCTTCATCAAGTTCGACCAAGTCCATCCCAGTCGATGACGGAACAAGTCCGACCTTAATCGCGTCTGCATCGCTGTTGTTGGTGAACTTCAATGCCATGAAGTTTCCGCTTCCAGACAGCGTTCCGGTCGGGGTGATACCGCCTTCGATATATTTCAGCGTTCCGGTTATTACACCGTCGGCAACGGTGACGCCTGTCTGCATCGCAGATACCTTTGTTCCCCAGTACGTCTTCGAAGCCGCCGCAGATGCAACGCCCGTGTCAGCTATACCGATGAACCCCGCAAGCGCATTGATAACTTCTGCGGTTGTTGTCATGTCTTCAACGTCAGCAGACTGACCGCCGTTTGCAATATAAAGATTTTTGAGTGCTTTTAAATTTGTCATATTAGCACCCCCCGCATCAACCGTTGGAAGATGCTTTCTTCTTTATCAGCACAAAGCCCTTCGGGTTCAGAACTTTACCGTCGACGATAGTCAGCATCTTGTTGACCCACTCGTTTGTGTTCTCGTCGAAGTATCTGCGCATACCCATAGCCATGTTGGTGTTGATCGCGTACTGTTCGGGTTGCCAGAAGATACCAACTACATCGCCCACGTTTGCTTCGTCGAAGTCGGGGATGATGTCGGGTTCTACAAGACTGATGTCACGACCGAAGAAACGACCGTTCGGGTTCACAGCATCGCCGCTGTTTACTTCCAGTCCGGTTGCCTGTCTGAATACAGGGTTGTTGTTGTTGTCAGCCATTGTTTCAAGGTATGTGTCAACAGTTGACAGCGGGAAGATGAACTCTCCGTCGCGATATCCAAGTGGAAGTTTTGCAAAGAACTTCTTTCTCCAAGCTGTCCAGTCGTTGAAGTCTTCTGCGGTCATCTGAATGACGTTTGTCACTCTGGGGTCGTTTACGATACCAAGCATCTGACCGTTACCAGTTCCGCGAACGATGCCTTCATCCATAGCCTGTAAATAAGCGATGGTCATGATGCGGACTACTTCACGTTCGAACAGATCGATAGTAACGATGGAAGAAATCAGGGTCTGGGCAACTCTTATCTCTGCCATGTTGTAGCTGAACTCTACATAGTCCTTTATCTCTCCGGCGTCCTGTTTGGGTGATACGGTGGATTCTGTCACCCACTTGAAAGTTGCCTGTAACTTTGCGATGGGAACTTTGACAGCACCCTGTATATTCAGCTTGCGCACCTTCATGTAAAGGTTGCCGTATCTTTTCTGAACTTCGTTGATAAACTCGTTCAGAACGGTTGTCGGGATAGTCGCGCCAAGTGTATCGGTGTTAGCGGGTGAACCATCGCGCTTCACAAGATCAGCGGGGATAGCTTCTCCGGTCTGCGCGTACTTCATGAACGCTTTTCTGTACTCCATAGAAGCGAACGGGTCATTGTCGCGGGCTTCGTCAGCCTTGAAAGAACCAACAACGTGTCCGTTCTGAATGTTGCTGTTCACAACAGTTGCGTCAGCAGGGGGAAGACTTCTTGCTTCCTCTTCCTTTTCGCAAGCCGCGATCTCTTCTTCGGTTTCTTCGATCTCTGCTTCAACGTCTTTTAACTGTTCGCTTATGTTGCGAACTTCCGCTACGTCTTCCGAAGCCATAGCGCGCGCTGAAAGTGCAGACTTCTTTTCGTTAAGTCTTGCCAGTCTTTTTTCTAACAGTTTCTTACGCATTTTTAAATCCTCCTAACAGTTTGATTTTTTCTTTGAGTAGTTCCAGTTCCTTTGTGTTATCTTTTGAAGCGGTGTCCACCGTTTCTTCACTCTGCTGTCGTGCGGTGTCCACCGTCGACCGTGCGTTGTCCAACGCTTCCTTGCTTCGTGCGTATATTTCAGTCGAATTGTACGCGGGGAACGTGACCGCGCTGACTTCGACGACTGAACCTATTGACTTAATACGACGCGTGGGATGATCGCTGTCCAGATTTTCCCATTCTTCGTCGTCTACATAGAACATAAATGACATACCGGATATGTCACCACGCTTCACGGCTGAATACAGGCTTTTTGCTTCGGCGTTGTTTTCTGTGTCAAGGGTGACACGTATCGCCAGACCTTGTTCGTCAACCGTCAGATGCATTGTACTGTTTCCGTTATTCCGGCGGCTTCGTGCAAGCGGGATTCGGCTTGTGTCATGGTTTACCAAGAAACGAACATCGGTCAAATCAGTTCGATCAAGTGCGCCTGCTTCGATTATTTCATCAAAGAACCCCAGGTCTGTCCGGCTGTTGTACACTATCGGCCTTCCCGTGATGATGTTCCCCTGTTCCGTTTCTTCCGCACGGATTTCGAAGCTATACGCCCGCTGTTCTGCTTTGCTTTCTGCTTTTGTTTTGTCTCCCATGTTTTTACCTCACTTTTATACTTTTAAATAAATAATATTCAACTTCAATGTCGATATTGTTTGTGCCGTTTTACTTGTCAAAAGTATTTGTGTTCCGTTTTCGTATATACCAACATTAAAGTCACTCACAACACCAGTCCAGTTCGCTATATTCACCGAAATAGCCTTATAACCATTTTTAGACGGTACGGATATAAAACCATAATAGGCGCCACCTGCTGAACTTGTAGTTATAGCAACATTTGAAAAAGACTCTAATTGCGATACTATATCGTTGTTATAGGAAAACCTTATCCAACTTCCGAATGCACCTGTCTGCGAACTTGCCTGCCTATACCATACATCCCCGTGATAGCCGTAATAAGTCTGTCCGATATAATACCCTGCGTTGAATACAAACAAGATGCCGTACGAACTTGAACCCGCGGGAAAATTCGAACCACCGCCGCCGTATGTATAAAAGCCAGATGCACGGTATGCGTTAGCGTTTGCAATCGTTGCCGTGTTAATACCGCTTTCACCTTTTAAGTTCTGAAACGCAAGTGCAAAAGACGGATTTTCCGCTGTTCCGCTTTTCGTGACCGTTACCGCAGGCGTTCCCGTGTTTGCGTCAACAGAAGCGGTCATTGCGATGTTCGGGGTCGCACCCGTCGCGCCCGTTGCGCCTGTTGAACCTTTTTTGCCGTTTCGTATATCGAAAGTCGTTTCTGTTCCGTCTGTCAATGTACAAGTGACGACATTCACGCCGCCGTCATCGTAACTGGTTGTCGTCTGTTCGATGGATTCAACGCCGACATTCGAACCGCCACCGGAAGAAAGTTTTTTCAGCTTATAGTTATAGTCGCTTACTTTTTCAAGTGTGATATTCCCGCTTGTATCGTCTACTTTTGCAATGGTGATCGCGTGTCCCTCAACTGTCGCCGTATAGTTGCCCGTTCCTGTCCAGTCTGTTGACGGTATCGCAGAACCGTTGATGTACAGCGTGTTTGTCCCGTCGTTTACGTTCGACAGTAGTTCTTCTTTTTCAGTTGATATCACCAGTACGTTTTTCATTCGTCAATTCTTTCTTCGTCAACAACGTCGACGTTCTCTTTCCCGACTTGATACTGGGAAGCGTTCGCCGCGTCAATCCAGTTCAATGACATATACCTTTTGCCTTCAAGTTCCGGTAACGGTGGAAGACCTAAAGCCGCACGTTTTTCGTTTTCGAACATTGCGCCCGTGGGCGATAATATATTTATCATTTCCAACGTCTGCGACACGGTCATGAAGATAAGTTCTTTCGGATAAAACACGATCTTGTTTCCGAAAGACTTTTCGCGCGGTGTAAACAACGCCTTCGTGAACGCTTGCGACATAGCGATGGTCAACGGTTCGATGGTCTTCTGGAAGAACGCTTCGTACTGTTCTTTCGTATAATCTCCCGTTAAAATCGACAGCGGGATTCCCCAGTTCCTTAATATCTTTTCGTCAATAAACTTCAACGTCGTAGCGTCTACAAGTGCCGCCTTCTTATCAATCGGTGTAAACTCCGACTTCAAGTCAAGGGGCAAGAACCCGCTTTCGTTGTTTCGTAGTTTGTTTTCAAGATCGCGAAGCGCGTTCAGCGTCTTGTTTTCATCCATGATCGAATTGTATTTGATTACACCATTCACGGCGTACGATGATTTCATCGCTTTTGCGACGCCGTTCAGTAGTGCTTTGTTCAAGTTCAGCGTTTCCAGAAGCGCGGCGTGGTCTGGTTGTCCCAGTTCGTTCCCGCCCATGTACTGATTGACGCTGTAATTGTATTTGATATGTATGACGTTCTCATACGGTATCGTTGTTTTTGTTCCGTCCCAGAACGTGAACGATACAAACAGCTTTCCGGTCGCGTCTTCGATAAAATCGACTTCGGTCGGCTTTATCGGAAACAGTCTGTCGAAGTGTCTTCTTTCTGCTCCGGTTTCCGCGTCAATCCATGTTCTGTATGTCGGTATGATGAACGCGTTATAATTCATCAGCAAAAGCCACGTTATTTTTTCGATAAAATCTGACGTGGTCATCAGCGGGTTAGGGTTGTCAAGGACTTCTTGCAAGTTGTCTTTAACGGGTCGCGGGTCGCTTCCGACGTATCTGATATGTTTCGGCGATAGCTTTTTCACTTCGTCAACGATACACTTCAACGCCTGTTGAACTACATCTGATGCGTATATGTTATCGCCGAACATTGTATAAACGGGAAGCCACCCGTCAAGCGTCGGCGCGAACTTTGTTTCTGTCGGTTTCTTTTTGAACAGTCCGTCAAACAGCCCCATTTTTTTCAACTCCTTCAACTATCTTTCGCATATCACTTCGATATCTGCGATACATTTCATACAACGATACAAGCGTCACCGTGCCGTCGATCTTGTGCGCGTTATCCGTTTTTACTACCAACGCTTGACGCAAGTCATTGACTTTCAAGCAACTGTTCTGGAAGCACCAACGGTCAACCGGATTTTCGTTGTAATTTATAAATCGTGCCTTCAAGTCAGCTTCCACAAGTAGTATCGCGTTATTCAGTACGGGCGCGTTCTGTATCACCATTTCAATGTCACCGTATTGCTTCGTCCACCCGTATTCTTCCATACGTTTCAACCAGTCTTTTGAAAACCGTTGATCGTATCCGCATTTGTAAAGCATGATACCGTGTTCTTTCTGCATCTTATAAAACCAGTCGGCGACAACGGTCAAGTCGATGTCGTTTCCTTCGCAGATGGTTATATATCCATTCGAAGCCCATTCTTTATACTT